CGGACGCCGACAACAAGGTGCTGGTGGTCGACGTGTTCGACCCGGAGTTGCGATACGTATTCGCGTCGCTGACGCGCACGACGGCGAACGCAGTGGTCGACGGGATCATCGCCATCCAGTACACGGCCGAGCTGCGTCCGACCACCCAGGACGCATCGGTGCTCGCAAGCGCCATCGGCCCCGGCCGCGCTTCGTAGCCACCGGACCGAAACACCAAGGGCCGCCCCACCCGGGCGGCCTTTTCGTTTCTGCCCGCAAGGAGACGACCCATGGCACTGAAAACCGGCGCGGCGGTGCGCCTGATCCAGCCCGAGATTCGGGGCGAGGTCATCGAGCGCCGCATCAGCAACGACGACGAGCTGGAACTGCTCGTCGAGTGGCAGGAGGACGGCCAGCCCGTCCGCCGCTGGATCGACGCCGATCGCGTCGAGGAGGTCGCAGCATGAATGCCCGTCAGCACATGATCGACGCCATCCGCAGCATGGGCGCGCGCATGGCCGCCACGTCGACCGGCCACGGCGTCGAGCGCGCGCCGGCCACGGCACGCACCGATGCCGTGTACGCGCACGGCGCCGCCCAGGTCGAGCAGGCTCTTGCCTCGGGCGTGTACATGGCCGACTTCTGGATGCCGCACGCGCACCGCATCAACGAGGTGCAGGCACTGCGCGCCCGCCTTGCCGAGATCACCGCCACGTCGCTGCTGCGCCGCCTGCACGGCGACGAGGCCGATGCCATCCGGCTGCGCCTGGCCCTCATCCCGCACGAGCTGGTGTGGTCCGACACGATCCACAACCTCGTGACGACCGAGGGCAAGAATGCGGCGCTGACGCACTTGCTCAAGGGCAGCAGCTACACCGCGTCGCAGGCGCTGGGTCTGATCGAGGACACCGGCTACAGCGCGGTCAGTGCCACGAACACCGCGGCCAACATCACGGCTTCCGGCGGCGGCTCGCCGGCCAACGGGTGGAACGAGGCGCCGTCAGCAACCGTCGCTACGCGCGGCACGCCCAGCTTCGGCACGGCCGGCAGCGGCCAGCTCGCTACGTCGTCGGCGGTGAGCTTCAGCACGCTGGCCACCGACACCATCAAGGGCGCCATCTTGCTGATTCGCTCGTCGGCCGGCGTCGCGCCGACGACGGCGGTTGGCAACACCTCGGGCGCGCTGTACTCGGCGGGCCTGTTCTCGGGCGGGGACCAGGCGGTGACCGCCAGCGGGACGCTCAACGTGACCTACACCGCGGGGCTGTGACCATGCCACTGACCACAGCACAAGCGGCCACGCTGCGGGCCGACATCCTCGCCAATCCTGCGCTGACGGCCAACGGCAGCAACACCGTCAACTTCCCGACCTGGAAGGTCGAGATCGCGGATCCGAGCTGACATGACCCCACAACAGCAGGCCGCGCCCGCGGCGCTCGACTGAAAGGACCGCACGCACTATGGCCTACGCCGACATCTACAACGCCGCCGTCGACACGGCGATCTTCCAGCCGCGCTGCATGGTCGCGGTCTGGAAGGCCGCGCACGACATCCTCGCCGAAGACCCGGGGACGCAAGACCACCAGCGCCGCAAGGCGTGGGCCGTGAACGTGCTGCGCGATCAAGTGGTTATCACGCCGAAGCAGCTTGCAATGCAGGTGCTGCGCAATACGACGATTGCCGAGAATCCAGGCGCCGCGACCGATGCGGACATTCAGTTCCAGGTCAACAGCATCCTTGCTGACCTCCTGACGATCGGGTGACCTATGGCCGTCAAGTTCAAGATGTCGAGTTCGGCCACAACGGTCATCAGCCTCGCCGCGTCGCTTGCCAACGGCGGCAACACGTACTCAGGCCACTCTGGCATCACGCAGACCGCGCTGGACAACAGCACCGACAAGTACCCGCACTGCAAGTTCGTGCTCAACGTGCCCGAGACGTTCGCGGCGGCGCCTTCTACTGGCGCCTACTTCGACATCTGGATGACAGAGAACGACATTGACGGCACCAGCGACGAGACGCCGGTTCCGGGGGCCACGGACATCGTGGATCTTGCCCGCTACGTGGGTGTGATCCGCGTCGATAACCAAGATGTGGCAAACCTGAAACCGCTGGTTGTTCACAACATCCTTGCAGGCGTTTCATCGGCGCTTTTCTACGTGCGCAACGGCACCGGGCAGGCCACGACGTATAGCTCGACGCCGCTGACCCTGAAGGCCCAGCCCTTCACCTACGAAGACGCCTGATCGTGGCCCTGCGCGAGCTACTGCTACCGTGGGACGCGCAGCCGCAGGAGGCTGTCACCCCCGCAATCGGCGCACCGTTCCCGACCCCGTTCCTGTTGTTCAACGCGGCGCAGCAGCGCGAGCTGATAAGTGGCCGTGCGCCGTCCGTGCAGAACACGGTGCTCACGCCAGCGGGCTATGCGTACAACACGGCCGGCGGGGTCACGGGCTGGACTGCATCCGATATGGGGCAGCCGGCTGGTGTAGACGAACTGTGCATGGTGACGTGGGGGTGGAACACGACGCCGTACAACGTGAGCGCAACAACGCGACTGGCTGTGTTCGGGCAGGGCGTAACCGGCCTGGCGATTGAGCCGTACACCTCTGGGGCGCTGCGCGCCGACGTCTACCATTTCCCTGACTACACCGGCTCCATCGGTGTGAACGGGCCGATACTGAGCGCCAACGCGCCGCATGCAATTGGCATGCGGTACATCCGCAATAGCGCATTGCAATTGTGGGTCGATGGGGCTGTCGCCGCCACGGCGGCCGCGCCGAACAAAGCCGCCGGATTGAGATCGGCGGGGTCGGCGCGACTTGATCTGTCGGTCGGCACGCAAGAGCGCGCGTTCCAGCAAGCCGGCGCGGCGGTGTGGTTGCAAGACATTGGCGAGGCCGGCATGGCGGCGCTTACTCGCCACCCAGATGCGGCATGGCAGCTCTTCGAGCCCCGCCGCATCTGGGTGCCTGTGGCGGTGGGTGGCGGAGGCACTACTGTCGCCCTCTCAGGTATTTCCGCTACCTTCGCCCAAACAGCCCCGGCTGTTTCCTCTGCAACCCCTTTAGTGGGGGAGAGTGTTACTGCCAATGCTGGGATTTTGCTACCGGCTTTTTCTCGCTCTCTATCCGGCCAAGCCGGAACAGCCTTCGCGGGAACCCTTAACACAAGCACTTCCCGCGGCCTTTCGGGCCAAAGTGCGGCTTTTGCGGCGGGCTCTGTTATTCCCTCCGTGGCCATTGCTGCGATTGGGCTACAAGCGACTTTTGCTTCCGGCACCTTAACAGCTTCTAGTTCCAGCGGCACTACTGTCAATCTCGTCGGGGAGCCTGTAGCTTTTGCCCAGACAGCGCCTTCTGTCAATGTTACTATCGCCCTAACCGGCATCGCGGCAACAATGGCCTCGGGCCTACTTTCCGCTTCCAGTGGAACCGCTATCATTACAGTAAAAGCCGGTTCCTGGCTGCGTTACAAAAAACTCCAATGAGCGCCCTTTACCCAAATCTCGGTGATAGTCGAATCACCCCTATTTGGCAGCCGCAGCCTGGGCCGCAGACGGATTTGGTCACATGCCCGGTCTTTGAGGTATTCTATGGGGGTGCCCGTGGAGGTGGGAAAACGGAAGCCTCCATCGGGGACTGGTTTCTCCATAGCGGCCAATGGGGTGAACGAGCTGCGGGGCTTTTCGTCCGTCGAAAACTGACCCAGCTCTCCGATGCCATCAAACGCTTTCGGCGGTATGGTGCCAAAATCGGTGCGAAGTGGCATGAGCAGAAAAAAGAACTCACCATGCCCAATGGGGCGGTTTTGAAGTTCGCCTACCTCGAACGGGATGAGGATGCTGAAGAATACCAAGGCCATGAATACACCCGGATTTACGTGGAAGAGGTGACAAATTTCCCTTTTCCCGATCCCATTATGAAGCTGAAGGGCTCGTGTCGGTCGAGTGCGGGCATTCCCTGCGGCATCCGGCTGACGGGGAACCCTGGCGGTCCCGGGCACCATTGGGTGAAGGCGCGCTACATCGACCCCGCGCCGAAGGGTTATCTCGTCATTGAGCAGCTTGAAAAGATCGAAATCGAAGATGGCGTCTTTGTCGAGAGCATCATCGACCGGGTTTTTATCCCTGCAAAACTAAAGGACAATAAAGAGCTTTTGAGGAATGACCCGGGGTATGTCCAACGCCTGCGGGAGACGGGCAGCGCCGCTCTCGTCAAAGCCTGGCTTGAAGGGGATTGGGACGGTGTTGATGGGACATTCTTTAGCGAATTTTCCGAAGAAAAGCA